AGGACAATTCAGTACAAATAGCATTAATAGATAAACAGATAAATCAACAAGAAACAATTATTGTAAGGTCAGAAAAGACATTAAATTTATTAGATAAAGGATTAGAGGTTTATATTGATAAAGAATATGTAACTAGAGGTTTAAAAGAACGTAAGAAACAAAAGGAAGAACGTGATTTTTTAAATGATGAAATTAGAATAGCAATGGATGTGATTGCTAAATTGACTTTAAATAAGAGTAATATAGAATTAGAACAATTAAAAATAGAAGCAGATGTAGGACCTTTAAAATATGTTGCAGAATTAATATATGGTGATGAAGCAAAAGACCATTTTGACGAAGCAGTAAGAATAATCATTATGGTTTTAATTTTTGTATTTGACCCATTTGCAGTATTAATGTTAGTTGCAGCTAATATTTCATTTAAACAAAGACAAATGCATAAGTCTTTAACAAAATTAGAAAAAGAAGAAAATCTATTAGATAGAATTGAAAGACAACGAATAAGAATTAGCAAATTAAGAACGAAGGAAAGAGATTATAAAACTTTTGTAGAAAAATTAGGGGCAAAAGAATTATCAGAACTAGATCCAGATGAAATTAGGTTGAAATTAGATCAGATTATGGATTGGAATGAAAATGAAAAAAAGAAAGAGGATGTAGATAAGGGGGACAGAGGATAATGGAGGCGTATAGTTGGCCATTTTATACAGTACCAGTAGAGTATATTAAACACTATCTCCTTATAATATTAGGAGTTTTTGTTGCTATTCCATTTTTATTTAGTATAACTTATACAACCTTAGGTTATACAATAAACTTTGTTTGGGCTGATTGGATTTTTATGAAATGGTTACAAAAAAAAGAGTTTGAAAGACTAGAAAAAGAGCGATTAAAAAGAATGGATGAATTTAGAGGTGAATAACAATGGATAGATTAATTAGTAATGCTGAACGTATGTGTAAGAGTGCTAATAGTGATATATTTAAAATTTTATGGTTTAACATATATAAAACGTTAGTTATTAAATATAAAGGTGAAACTGAATGGAAACGGAGATTACAGTAAAGAATAAATAGAATTATGATAAGAGAAGCACTAATAAAGAAACTAGAAGGTGAAGTCGCTAAACATGAAGCGAATATTACTACTTATTTAACTAGTCCTATTTCAACAATAGCAGATCATATTGATCATGTTGGAACAGTTGAAAAGGAATTAGATAAATTGTCTAGTGCAGAAGGTAAATTAGCTACATTAAAAAGAATTAAGTAATTGACAATGCCACAATATACATTTGAAGATACCAAAAATGGTAAAGAATTTGATTTGTTTATGACGATGGATAAAAAGGAAGATTATTTAAAGAATAATACACATATTAGGCAAGTAATATCTAAAGTTAATATTGTTGCTGGTGTGTCAGGAATGAGTTATAGGCAAGACCAGGGTTGGAAAGAGGCGTTATCACGTGTTGCAGAAAAACACCCAACAAGTGCTCTTGCAAAAGAAATGGGGACTAGATCACCTAAGCAGATTAAGACACAAGAAGTACTTAAAAAGCATAGAGCTAGACGAAATGCAAAAAATAAATAGAATAGTGGAGAGCGAGCAACTGAAATGCAAGGGTTTTATATCTACGTTGAGTAGGTCAATCCGCTCATTCCACAAACAAGTTAAGGCAGGACGTACCTGCTTAGGTAAGTCCTGCTTTCTATTAGTAGTTGCAGGACTACTCTTAACTAATTGTTCACAATTTGCTTTACTAACGACTGGCGGTGGGCTAGTACTGACTAATAATGCATATGTAAAGACTTTCAATACTATTGATTTAGTAACTATTGTGAGTACAAAATCAGATATTAAAACACATGCATATAATTACATAGTTAAACCGACAAATGAACATATAATCGTACCTACTATATTAACAGTACATAATGCAAAAACATTGGTTTTGCCTGATAGGCAGTATACAGATTTACGATTAATAAATTTTATATACCCAAAAAGTAAACCTATATTTACACCAAAGGGGAGGAAATAAGAAAATGGCAGATGATATACCAGATTTCATGCGTGAATTTGATACTAACATTGATTATGGTTTTACTCCAGTTGCAGCTAAACCAGCAGAAGATACAGGCGGTAGTGCTAATTTAGAAGTAGCGAAGGTAAAATCAGATGTAAAAGATATCAAATTAATGATGAATGAAATTATGCAAATTGTTGAAGAAAAGGGATCTATTCAAAAAGAACTAGATGATTCAGATGTGAAGGGTAGATTTAAAGAAATTGAAAAGATTGTACTACCATTTCTTTATAATCTATCAAAATCCAATGAACCTTATATACATTGGCCTAATAGAGGTCCAATTATTAAGGCACAAATGGACAAATTATTACAATTAACAAGAGGAAAATAAATGCGATTAAGCAAAAACTTTACGCTGAAAGAGCTAATTAAAAGTGAAACAGCCACACGTAAAGGTATCAATAATAATCCGAACGAGGATCATATTGAGAATTTACAAAAATTATGTGATAATGTTTTACAGCCAGTTAGAGACCATTTTGGCAAGGTTGTTTCTATATCGAGTGGATATAGATCAGGTGAATTGTGCGTTGCAATAGGGTCAAGTGTATCATCACAACATGCAAGTGGCCAGGCTGCTGATTTTGAAATATATGAAGTTTCAAATAAAGTATTGGCTGATTGGATACATGATAATTTAAATTTTGATCAATTAATATTAGAATATTGGAAAATGGATGAACCTAATGCTGGTTGGATCCATTGTTCATATAAAAATGAAGAAGATAATAGAAAAGAATATTTAAGAGCAGAAAAAAAAGATGGTGGTGGGGTTAGTTATATGAAAGAATATACTAAAAAAGACGGTCCTACTAAAGATGATGTTATTAATTCATTAATGGAGTGAAGGAGTAATTGACATAAGCAGATTTTTATGTTATAATTAATTATAAAACTTAGGAAGGTATATTATGGCATTTAATTATGTAAAGATAGATGAATCAGTATTACCTAAAGGTTTAGGTGTGAAGGGAAAAAATCAAAACGGTATAAGATTTTATACCATTGATGGCGTTAATATGCCTTCCGTTACTTCTATATTAGGTTCTATTCCAGAACGTAAAGCAAAAATACAAGATTGGAGAGATAGTGTTGGTGAAGCTATGGCTAATTATATCTCACGAACATCCATAAGTCGTGGTAAAACAATGCATACGCTTGTTGAAAACCATTTAAGGGGTGATGATAAAAAATCCATTGGCATTACCAAAGTAACACCATTAGGATTATTTAGAATAATAAAACCATATTTAGCTAGAATAGACAATATACATTGTATTGAAGAATTTTTATATTCAAAAGAAATAGGTGTTGCAGGTCAAGTTGATTGTGTTGGTGAATACAAAGGTAAATTATCTGTAATAGATTTTAAATCATCTACAAAACAAAGAGATAAGGATTATAACTACAGTAATTTTCTACAAACGGCTGCTTATGCTAAAATGTTTGAAGAACTTTATCCTAATAAGAAAATAGAGCAAACAATTGTTTTAGCTTCTTGTGAAGATGGTTATGTTCAAGAGTGGATACATACTGAAAGCGACATAAAGAAACACCAAGAGTTATTCTATAAGCACACGACAGATTTTTTAAATTTACATAGCAAAACTTTAGCAAAAGCTAAATAATTTATATAAATAATAGTGTTATGTTTAAGAGATTTATACTAGCGTTTACCGCTTTATTACTTTCAATTAACATTTCATTTGCCGACGGAGAATCACTTAAAAGATATCCATTATACAAATCAATGGGACCTATGTATTGTGGTCCATTACTTCAAGTAAATGAAATGCTACATACCGAAGGGTTCGAAGTTTTTGCTTTGGGCTTTGGTAGGAATGCATCTAATAGGGATGGAATGATTGTTTATGCTATTTTATTATACAAGCATAAAGGTGATAAAAATAATGTAGTGATGACAATTGAAACACCTAAGCGAATAGAAAAATGTATTTTACATAATTTATGGAATTTCACTTTATGGGATGGAAAGGGAGAACAACCAGACCCAGCTAAACCAACTGAACAAAAGTATATTAAACCAGGTGGTACACCAATATCACTATCAAGGAATTTTATGTTGAAGGTTAGAGAATAACCAATAGGGACGTGGGGGCAGTACCCACCTACTCCACCATCTTAAACACATACATTGATGTGTGCTTTAGGGGGTAGAACTAGGATCGACCGTTGTTAAAACTAACTGGAGTAAAATAGTAGGGTGCTACTTTAAAGGCCATTTTTAAACGCTAACGAAAGTTATGCTATGGCTGCCTAGTTAGGCAGACGGAGTGTGGTCCCGACTTGGCAACAGAAACGGGACTATTGACTTTTTACAACCATATGTTATAATATGCTATATGTTAATGAATAGTAAAAGATTTGCATTAGAGATTGAAGAAATAGTTAAATCTAAAAAAATTTCCTATATGGATGCCGTAGTGTTGTATTGTGAAGACAATGATATAGACACAGGTACCATATCATCATTAATAAACAAATCACTTAAAGAAAAAATACAAATGGAAGCTGAAAAGCTGAACTTGGTTGAAAAATCAGGTACGGCTACATTACCTGTATGATAGAAAAAATAAAAGATTGGACAACTACTTTCATTAAAAAACATATTGGTAAAGGATCCCACAGGTGGGCATTTTGGCTGGAAGGTATATTAATAGGACTATTGATATATCATTTTTGGATAAAATAGAATTTTGATTATGGCAACTG